GTGGTAGGTGCTTTGCTGGCCGCCGTCCACGTTCCTGTAGAGGGGCTATAGGTCTTGTTGCTCCAATCAACATCCATCTTGGTGGATTGGAGGGTTGCAGCCAGGCCTTCGCCAACTCCGTACGGAAGCATCCCAAGGGCACCCGAGACGGCGTCTATGATAGTATTATAGATCGATGCCCCGAGAGGAGAAAGACCCTCGACGAAGCCGCTTACAAATTCAGAAACTGCGGCGGTCCCTATCGAAAGCCATTCCACGCCAGTTTTTATGACCCCCCCAATCAGGCTGCCCCCGCCTTTCTCGGTCAGGCTATCGGCTACCCACTTTCCAAGATCAGCAATGGCTTTTACGCCGGTTGCTAGCGCATTGCCAATATCTTCACCGAGGTTCTTCGGGCCGCCTTCATCAATCCACTTTTTCAGACCGCCTTTAATGCCATCTGCATAAGTCGTTATGGCTTTGATGCCTTCGGCCACCTTCTTGCCTATGGACTCTCCGGTCCCCTTGGCATTGGCATCCAACCAGGTCTTCAGCCGCTCCGCTATACCGCTGGCATATGTGGTTATGGCCTTAATGCCATCGGACACCTTCTTGCCTACTTCTTCGCCTACTCCCTTCCAGCCCCCATGATCCTCGATCCAGCCTCCAATAGTGCCCCCGATGTCCTTCAGGGTCTCTATACCGGTGCTGATCCAACCTGCGATAGTGGTACCGGCCCCAGTGTAATCGAAGTCCTTGATCCACCCCGCGATGGTAGTCGCAATACCCGACAGCGTATCAAACCCCGTTTTCAACCATCCGGCAATTGTGGTCCCCGCGCCAGCATAATCGAAATCTTTTATCCAGCCGCCTATTGTGGTCCCTATGCCAACCAGAGCATCGATGCCAGATCTAATCCAGCCGCTTATCGTCCGGCCAGCTCCGGCATAGTCGAAGTCCTTAATCCAGCCACCGACAGTTGCTCCCAGCCCGGACAGAGCGCTTAGGCCGGTCTGGATGCCTCCAGCTATGAGCCCTCCTGCTTGAGTGGCCACCGTGCCCCAGTCGATACTCTGGAGGGCAGTTTTGGCCCAATCCAAGAAGTCCATGCCCTTCTCTTTTGCGACCGTCCAAGCATTGCCAAGCATCTCCCCGACTTTGGACCAGTCGCCTTCTGCCAGGGCTGAGCCAAACTCCCGGAGCGATGGGATCAGATCTTTCCAGATGTTCAGAAGCCTAACGGCCGCTGGCTCTAGGTAGTCGCCGATTGCTGTTACCATGCCCATGGTTGCGCCTTTGGCTTCTTCCCATGCCCCCATTAGCCTCTGGTTGTCCATCACCAGGTCGCTTATGGTCTGTGACAGGCCTTTGGACCCGACGATCTTCTCTTTCAGGCTATCGACCGCATCGCCTTCTTCGGCCAGGGCGTGCATCACCGCGCCGGAGCTGTCCGTGAATATCTGGCCAAAATCTCCTATGTCAGCTCCCTCGTCTATCAGCAACTTGAGAGTATCCCGGAAGTTGTGAACTCTTGGGTCCACCTGGTCATAGGTGATCCCGAGCTTTTCCATGGCTTCTCTCTGTACCTTCGTGGGGGTATACAGGGACAGCAGGGCGGTCTTCAGTGCCGCGCCGCTCTGCTCGCCAGTATAATTACGATCGGCCATAACACCGACAATTGCCGAAAACTCCGACAGCTCCATGCCAGTAGCCGAAGCCGTTGAGCCGCCTTGTCGGAGGGCATAGTTGAGCGTGCTCATGCTGGCTTTCGACCCATTCATGGCCATGGCGAGTTGATCGGCGATTGTTTCGCTATCTTCCATCGAGTAGCCGAAAGAGGCCATGGAGCCAGTGAGCAGATCGGTTACATCAGTCAGGTCTTCACCAGTGGAAGACGCCAGGTTCATGAATGGCAATAGCTGGTTCCGGCCAACGTTCGAAATATCGATGCCACCAGCCGCCAGGGCATCAAAAGTCTTCGCTACTTCGATGTCGGAGAATACGGTGCTGGCGCCAACATCAGCAGAGACGTCTTGGACATGCTTCAGGAGCTTGTCATATTCGGCTCCTATCTCTTCAGTAGACTTCCCATAGACGTCCACTGCTTTTGAGGCGGCATGGCTGGAAGCCTCTTCCAGGTCTCGATAGGATGAGAGGCCCGCGGTGGTTACTCCGACAGCCGCAGCTCCGGCCGCTAGGAGCCCGGTCTTGGCCAGGCCTCCTATAGACGAACCCAACTTGCTGGTCCGGGATTCTACGTCCGAAGCCCAGGAGTCTACGTCCCCCTTGGCCGATCTCAGAGAACTTGAGAGAGATGCCTTGTCAAGCTGTACCTTGATATCAACGTCGCCAACCGTTAGCCCCATGAAACTCCTTTGAAAAAATCTAGTCTGGCGGCCGGATGCCTTTAGCCTGGCATTCCGCCACCAGCTCTTCGTCTGATAGCTCTACCTCTTCCCCTGGCTCGGGAAAGATTTCATCAAAATCTGGATAGTCTTTGCCCATGCCACATCGGACGCACGCCCCTATCCAATAGGCCAGCAACCTGGCCCGCTTCGTCTTTTCGTCTTGCTTCCGGTTGTAGCCCACCAGCAGGATGTTGTACTCCGCTGGCGTCAGCTCCAGAAACTCTTGTGTGGAAAGCCCCAGCACCCCTAGGGCTTCTCGCCAGGCGGTTTCCCAGTCCCAGCCTTGAGCTTCTCTTCTGCCCGGATCTTGGCTGCATAGATCTTCTCCAACTCCTCGATCCTGGCCGCTTTCACCTCCTCCTCCCTCCTCGTCAGAGACTTTTTTCGGTCAGCTCCGAATGCCGCATCTATAGCCTCCCCGATTGTCTCCAGGAAGGTCTTGTACCTGGTGCCGTCGTCCAGCTGCCCGTCGCCCGTAAGGAACTTCTCCCTCAGCTCGACAGCTTCCTCATACTTCATATTCCGGAGCTCGGGCATGCCACCCATAATACCCTGCCAGAGGAGGTAGGCCTGGATCTCGACCGATCCGTCCACGGCGGCAACCTGGAAGAGGTATTGCAAGGTAGGTTTCTGGATTTTGAGGTCCAAGAACTGTGCCGCTTTTTTTTCAATGAGGATCTGTACTAGGCCTGGATACTTCAGAAAATATTGTTGGCCGTCTATGTTGATTGATGTCATTATTTCCATTTAAATCGCTCCTTTTTTATCAATACTGATTAGCTATAGAAAGGTAATACTTCGCGCCCCAAAAAGAGGAGCGAAGGCTCGGGTTGCTATCAGCAACCTTCATTGCCCTCACCCGGCATGGTCATAGAGCAGGCCCAGGGCCTTGAACTTTAGGTTCTTGCCCACAAGCCCCTTTACGGATGTGTCTACGGACTGGTCTTCGAAGGTGATCAGGCCGGAGGTCCGGATCAGAGATGCCCCGCTGTCCCAATAGAAGACGGCGATAACCGCTTCTCCAAACCCGGATAGCATCTCGGGAACGGCCCCGCCCGCCAGGTTCGCCTCTGAAATTGCGCCCATCACGGTCTGGCTGTTGGTCGCATAGTTCGTGGTGTACCTGCACCTTACCAAGGCGGAAGCTGCCGCACTAGCTTCGATCGCATTCTTGATCTCCCAGTTCTTGGATGTCGCCGCCCCCGCCACGGACGTGGCAGAATTGATGGTTATCACGTTCCCGGCAACGGAAACAGACAGCGGAGTGCTGTTCCCCGAGACCACACATTTAGCGGACACGGCGTTTCCTGCGGTCCCTATGGGTTTAGCCAGCAGCGTCAGGCCGTTGAAGTCGTGGTAGGCATCTACGGAACTCCAGAAGCCTTCGCCAGAACCGGAAGCAGAATAGGCTCCCGGCTCGTAGACTTCGCCGTCATCTTCGAAGCAGCCGCACTCGATCAGCTCCATGCTTTCGTCCAACGAGAACGACCGGAACCCGCCCAACTGGGCACAAGCGAACTTGTACGCATCGGCCGTGACCGCTCCGGAAGCCTCTGCTGCCAGCCTAACCGCCCCTGCCGCATAATCGATCTCCAGAGGAGTGACTATGGTGACCCCATCGTAGACCGTGATTGCTTTGGCCTTGTCCCAGAAGTAGTCACTAGATGAAGTGACTTGATACCACGGGGTGGTTCCCACTTGGGCCATGGCCATGGCAGTGTCCGACACAGAATCGGCGGTGGTCTGGAGGTAGAAGGCGGACCATATACCTCTAGTTTTGGCCATTGTTCAGGCCTCCCTAGAGGTTCGTGGCATCGGATGCGGTACCGGAGATCTTTGCGCTGGCAGAGTACTCGACCATGCCTTTCTTGTCGGTCTTCCTGGAGAACTTTTCGACTATCATCGAGCCGGTCACGCCCACCGCGGATCCGGAGCCCTTCGTGCCGGTGAATATGCCGGTGAACGTGATAGCCGTTCCTGCCCGGAGCTTTGTGATCAGTCCCAAGAGAGTAGCATCCGCCGGATCATAGAAGCCATTGAAGCTTACGCTTCCGTTGGTGAAGGTGGCGGTCCACTCTTCTCCCGTGTCACCCTGCTCAGAAGTCTCGATCAGCTCCATACCCTCATCGATAGTCCAATCCGTTGTCAGGATCACGGCGGACCCATCGTAAATTTTACAATTGATACCTTTTATCTTAGCCATTTTATATTACCTCACGTATATGGTTTCGAAGTCTGCTGAAAAGCGATACGTCCCGGCCTTCAGGTCATCCGGGCTGGTCAGGTCCACTGCATGAGATCGAGTGGTGAAAACCGTGTAGTCCCCGGCGGCAATACCGTTTAGAGCCAACCGGACCTGTTCAGCCAGTTGCTCTGCGGTCTCCATGCTCGGGTCTCTGACCTGAACCTGGAAGCCAGGGTAATCTATCCCCTCGCCCCCCTGAACCTCTGACGGGATGCTTCCGCCCATAGGAATGATCAGGTACCCCGAAAGAGGAGATGGGGGCCAGCGGTAGGCGAATATGTCGGTCCCGCCTGCAGTGCCGTGACCTGCCGCTATGAGGGCAGCGACGATTGACGATACGAGGCTCATAGTGCTCCTCCTATATGCTTTTTCAGTTTGGACGGAAGCCGGCTGATTTGCCTCTTCCCGGCATTCTCCAGCCAATGGGATTCGCCCACTACATGGCTCAGGCTGGCGTCCTCGTGCTGCCTCTGAGCATATGGAGCGGAAGATCCGCCTACCCCGATCACAGCAGAATCGCCAGACCTTTCCACAGTATGCGAATTTCTCATGGCGCCGCTGTCAACCGGGCAGTGTTCTTTGGCGTCGGTTTGGACGTCTGCCCGAAGCCACTCTTCGGCCCCATCAAGCGCGGCCTTTTCGACCAGCTTCTCTAGCGCGACGCCGTGCCATTTCACGGTCATAAATACACTTCCCGAAACCGGGCAGCGCCGGATCCATCCGGTATGGCGTCAACTTGTAATACGGGATGATCGACACCATCCAGGGTGATCATATCTCGTGGTTCGACTGCCTCCGCGCAAGCAAAAAACGCGGTGCTCACGATATCATCGGCATTCTGGCGGCGGATGGTCTTGGTTTTTCGGACTACCCGGACGTTGCTTATCGTGCTCGTTGTGTACGTAGGCCCATAGAGGCCGGTTCCGCTGGCGTGCTTCCAGGCGACCGAATCCTTACCCCGAAGGACAACAGGCAGGATCATCTCACTGCCACCCCGCCCATGTAGCGTCTCATGATCTGTTTTGCCCTGGTGCTCATGATAGAGATCGCTGTTAGGCTGCCAGAATACGTGACACTGAAGCCCGCGCCCGTGCCCAGTTGGAGCTGCTTGATACCCATCTCCTGGTAGGCCATGTCGGGAGAGTCTTGGTACTGGTAGAGGGCGATAGCCTCCTCCATGCAGGCTCTCTTGATGTCGGGGGGCACTATGGCTAGGCTGGTGCTGCTGTTCCAGTCGCATGCAGTCCCATCGATGATCCGGGGGAACGCTAGGGGCTGGTCAGGCACGCCGGCCACAATGTCATTATCGTACTTGGTGCCCCGGAGTGGAAGAGCATCTATCCGCCGTGTTGCCTCCTGGCAGTACCATTCCTGTGAGGCAGCGGCCAGGGCTTTCAGAGCTATGGCAGCGGCCCTCGGGTCCGCGCCTATGAGGGCTTCAAGCTCGGCGTCAGTCTCTATGTAGCTGTCGGAAAATGGTGTCTCTGTCATGTGTTGCCCCAGTCGTTCTTTTCTCTCTCGTCCATGAAGGAAACTATGACATCCGGGTAGCCCTGAGATTCGTCTATCCGGATCTCACCGACCCATCCTTGCTCGTCCATGAGATCAAAAATTTTGAGCCTCATCCGGGTTGCACCCAACCCCAGCCTATCAGGATCATTAGCAATGCAAGCCCGGCCACGGTTCCAGAGCGCCAGATCTCCAGCGATGAGACTCGTGTGTTCAGGCACTTCATCTCATCGCAGTGGCCTTCCATCTTCTGGCGGATCCACTTGATATCCGTGCGGAGCTCCCGGATATCGAGCTCGCTTTCATCGACCGCCATCCAGCCTCGACTATTTCCAGCCGCTCAGGGCCTCGTCGGTATACTTCCGCAGTATCGCGAAAATAGCGCCCAGTAGGATCATTACCGCGCCAATGAACTCAGCAGACGGCACGAATTCTCCACCCTGCAGGATCGTCACTATACCAAGCAAGACGACCGCGAGAGCTGCTTTAACCGTCTTGCTGTCGGCCACTCCCTTTGTCATCAGTTACCTCCTGGGAAGGTCTTGATGGCAGCCTGGTCCTTGGATAGCCTCATGAATCCGGCTGTATTGAGCGTGACCTTTGCGCTATCGCTCATGCCCTTGATGGCATTCCCGAGGACAAACAGGTTCTTGTCTACCTCTTCCACGATCTCATCCAGGGACTTGACAATATCATTGTCATCGTCTGGCAGGTAACCGGCCTGGATGTCGGTGGACTGGAGCTTATCGATCATGGTCTGGAGCTCCGCGATCTCTTCTCGGAGGTAGTCCATCATTCTGCTGTTCTTCTCGACGAAGGAATTGTATCCCCCGGCTATAACTAACGATGCTAGCTTAGCATCCGTGTTGACCCTTTCGTCTGCCATTATCTTTCATCTCCTTGCGTCGGAAACTTTCCCAGGCTTCCGACTGCCTGATCTTTCTCGCTGTTCCAGCCCAAGACCGCTATCTTCTGCTTACACATACGGTCCCAGACCGGCACTGGGTTGTAGCCGAACCGCTTCTCCCATTGTTTCTCTGTCCACTGCTGACCAGCGCCGTCGATGTATAGGACGGTCTCATCCGGATATTCAAGCCTGCCATTGGGGATACGCTTGATTTCCTCGGGTGTCTTACAAAACGAGG